GTCAGTGAAGTATTGAATGCTACCGGGACAGCCGCCGAAAACTGATTCGGGGCAAGCAGTTCGAGTGTCGTGGCGAGTACCGTTATTGAGTTCACCGACCCTGCCGCGCCGGTTGCCAGGGTTACGGTTGCAGACGAAAGTACCTCTGCCGTCCTTGCTCCACTTGCCGATGTAATGGTACAGAGAAGCGTCCCGCTTGGGGCAGTGTCAGCAGTTGCCGGTTGCGTACCGGAATAAATACGCAGATCGCCGTTTTGAATTGCTTGCTGGAACGAACCGCCGTTCATTTTGAAATTTCTGTAGCCCGTTGAATACCTGAATCCCATGATTGTGGCTCCTTACGCACCGCTTCACAGCGGGAAGATTTTCGGCCCTGTCTCACGACGGTCCTTGTTTTAGTTATTCAATCCTGTCTCACGACGGTTTATATTTAACAGTTATAGTGGCGATAAAAAAAACTTGCCTTCGCTGAAAGAACTCTTTGCACCTTTATAGACACAATTTGTTCCAAGGTTATTACTATAAAGCCCGTCAGCTCTAATGGTAGCGATCATTTTTCCACCCCGATAAATACCTATAAAATCCACCCTACCTTCACGTTTCGGCAGTTCTGATATTGTGAACACGTTGGCTACCCCATTTTTACTTACCTTAAAACGAACACTTTCATACTTCACAAGACCATTTCCCTCTCTATCAATTAGCACAATGTCGGAACCATCAACCACCTCACATAAACTGTCAGCACTCCTCAGTATCTTATTTAGGTCAACATCTTCACCATACCCCACCTTGTTTTCATACTTTTCTTCACCCTCAAGTTCAGCGAGAACCTTCATCAATTTCTCATACAGAGCATCGGATATAACTTTCATCAAAGTCCCTTTCTTTATTGTGTTACCTAAAAGCCGTGATGTAATGTGTCTGCCCGTTTATGGTCCTCACCATGCTTGCCCCTGTCGTCCCGGCTGGCATGACGTATCTTTCATCGGTAATGTTATATATCTGCCCCTGCGGTAATCCCATACACGCGCCATCATCGGTGACGAATACGGGGAATGAGCCGGTAATCTGTAGCCCCTTCACGGTGTCAGCATCCCAATATTGCACCGGGATATTCTTCGCCCCGCAACTGGCAACCTTCACCATCGGCATTTTTAGAGGATTGCCGCCTTGTCCGTAGAATATGGCTTTGTCTGTGCCGACATATACCCCTTCCGGTCCTGGTGCAATAACGCGGATAGGGTCAGGGAACTGTTTAAAGCCGTGGCGAAGGTCAACACGGGAGAGGGGTTTGACATCGGAAACCCATAGCACGTTACCGACAGCGGAATAGAGTCTTGCCTTGTGGTGTCCGATTGCCTGTCCTGCTGGCAACTGAGCCTTGAATGGCACTGACGTTATTCCAAACAAAGCCGCTATGCCGTCCCGCACTTCGCCAATTACTGTGCTGTTGCTGAAGAAGATTCTCCCGGCGGCGGCGCAGTAGACCATGCGGTTATCTGAGCCAACACCGATAAGGGGTGTGGATACTTTCGTTTCTGGCACGAAGCGGTAAAGGATGCCGCCCTTGACGTAGACACATGCGCCATAAGCGGCAAAACCGTCATGCGCGCCCGTAATTGGTTGAAAGAGGGCAAAACCGGGACGCAGGGAAGGTTTGCCGGAATCGTCAAGATCGACATTCACCGCCGCCGCAAGGTCAACAAGCCCACTCTCTCCCGGCATGGTACGGATACGCTCGGCAGGGACACGGTTATTGATCCCGTTGAAGCCATAAATTATTATCGGGTCGGGTCCGTATGGATTCATGACATCCTCGGCTCAAAGAAGAGGCTGGTTTCTTCAAAGTCATCAATCGCCGCTTTTGCGTTCTCTGCCCTCAGTCTCAAGTCCTCGCGCTCGGAAGCTGGGAGGCGATACTTCGGTGCCAATCGGTACGCTAGGCCGGTCACAAGGGCTTCAGCGAAGCCTATGGGGATATCCGGGTTATCTGTCGTATTGTCGAAGTCATCAACGAGTTTGGCATAGGAGAAGGTCAGGCGGTCGGTCACATCGTCAGGCATGGGCCAAGCGTAAAGGCCGACATAGGTTGTTTTCGGGTCGATGAAAACTTTTGTCGTTTTGCCGACTGCTTCCTTGTCAGATATGCGGCGATAGGCTTCACGGGAGATTATTTCAACCTCTGTGTCGATAGCGTCTGCATTCTGCCGCATAACATCGGTTACTTTCTCCGGTATGCCGATTGCTGTTGTATAGGCAATGACCATGTTGCCGGACGAGGCCGCACTTGCCAGCCCGGAAGCTATGAGGGTAGTAGCCGCTGTCGTCACGGTAGTCCAGTGAATCGTGCCGTCATCGAGGACGATACCGATAACGTCAAGGGCGGTTATGCCGTCCGTGCTGGTCAGGGTAATAGTTGTCGCACCTAACGCAGCGTCAGCCGCCAGGGTCGTTTCAACGTATGACTCTGTGGCGTGTGCCGTGGTGCCGAGAAGGTAATGCCCTGCTTCGTGGGCAAAGAACAGCGTGGCGGTACCGTACTTGTGCAGAAACAGCCCTTCCTGTTGCCACGCCTTAATCATAAGGTTCAGGGTACGGAGGGCCGAATTATAGTCAGCGGTGGGAATGGTTCCGTCCGACCCTGCTGCGCCGCCGCATAATTCTGTTGCTTCTGAGATTATTTCGGTCGCTGATATAGCGTAATTCTGCGAATTGCTGGTAGCCACTTGGCCCCCTTATAAATCGTCGCGTGTTACGTCGCCAACTTTTAAGTATACGGGTGTGCCTTCTGGCCTTGCATCTTGGATGGTGTTGCGCTCAGGTCGAACGCGGATGGAGTCTTGAGGGTGGGGCGGGTCATAGCATGTTTTGCACACCATGAACCCGTCCTTGTCTTTTCTGAGTTGAGAGAGATAGAAACGAAAGCCGCACTGATCACAGATCGCGAGACTATCTCCCGGTTTGTAGGGCCATTTCGTCATTAGGAAGCAGGGATAACCGGCAGGGTAGCAGATACATCGTTGCCGGTGAACACGTTGCCCACTGCGAAAGTGAGGTCAACAACATAAGAACTTGAGCCAAGTGCTTCGCCGCTGATACCTCTGTTGTTTATCACGTTGAAAACGCTGGTTGCGCCGGTATCAATAATCTTATCGGCTACTTCGATAAAGTTGTCAGCAATCAAGCCGCGCCGGGATTGAACGATGGTGGGAGTGCCGGTACAGACGATACCGTTATCAGCTCCACCCGTAATCACGTTGCCACGAATCACCATATTGCTTGCGGCACCCGCGCCAATGTCGATAACGTCACCGGAAAATTCACCGATGAACTCACAACCGATGATCTTCACATAAGGGCAAGCCGTGGTGTCGATTGCTGACGGTGCCACGAAAGCCGCATAATGAGCATCAAACAGACAACCGTGGAATTCAACTTGACCGCCCGAGGTGCTGGCAAGAGTCACCAAATCACCGGAAGCAGCGGGACGGAAACGGACGTTATAGAATCTTGTACCCATTGCACCATTGACCGGGGCATGGTTGCCACGGATACAGGCCATTGGGTAGTTATCGGAAGACCCTACGCCGATAATGTCAGTTTTCTGTGGAAACGCCACAAGGTCTTCGGTGAAGTCATCACCGGCAATAAAGATAGTGTTACGCCTTGCCCACCTGGAAGCCCCGCTTGCAATGTTTGCATGGCTCGCGGCGAAAGCAACGGCAAGGGTCTTGAAAGCCTTCTCCCAACTCTTTCCGTTGTTCCCATCGGAACCACTATTGCCGTCTACAAAGTAAACGGAACCGCTTACATCCTGAGCGCCCACGCCTACCAATGGCATACCCATACTTGAAACGCCATTCGGAAAATTAGTAAAACTCATTTGTTACTCCTTCACTGGCAGTTAGCCAGCAAGGGGGCTTTTACACCCCCTCAAAGGTTGTTTTGCTACTACATGGACAGAGGCTAGCCCCCAGGTGATCCGTAAATGCCCCGCGGGTCGATCCATCCGCCTGAAAACCGCATTCTTGCTTTGTATACAGCGTTTTCCGTTAAGAAGTCATTTTCCGGGGAAGGACTGAAATCGTCAGCATCCCTCTCCTGATAAATCAAACCTTCCGGGCAGTTGGTCTTGATGAACCATGCGTCGGTATCGGTGAGGTAATGGTTGACCTTGATACCTTCGGGGAACATGCCGGTTGACTTCAGGGCGTTGATAGCGTTGTTGGCAGAATCATACTCAAGGGAAGATTTCAGAATCCGCTCTGCCTCAAATACCAGCGCGGGAGGAATAACCAGACCTTTGGGCATGATGTTGATCTGCAAGCCCCGGTCGTTCTGGAAGTTCATAATGGCGATACAAGCCTCTTCCAGAGCCACCCCGGACAGGTCAGCGGCAACGGTCAATTCATTAGAGAAGGTGCCGCCGGTTACGTTCGGGTGGTCGGTAGCGCACATTTCTTTACCATCGCCGCCGGCATAGGTGGAAGTGAAAGCGCGGTTGAGAATGTTTGCCATGACGATTTCTTTCGTCTGCCGCATGGAGAAGGCAAGAGCCTTGGCGAGCCGGGACGAAATCGGGCCATACTGACCGTCATCGTACATTTCCTTCGTGATGGTGAAGGCGAGGGCATATACGATGTTGGTCAAGCGGGTTGTGTAACCCTGAGTTGCTGAGTCCATCGAAATAGCGTTACCCTGCGTCTTGACAGGGGCAAGGCCGAAGCCGGTGATTCCTTGGTACTCTTCAAACGCCTTGGTTGAAGATACCTTGTCAAATATCTGTGCGTACTCGACGGGATGTTCCGCGTAGGTGTCACCGTAGATTTTATTGATTCCAGGCCAAAGGAGCTTGGAAAAACTCGAAGTAGTAATAATTCCAGCCATTGTTTTATCTCCTTATGCGTGGAATGCCTGATAGCCGCGTGCGAACATGACCCAATATCGGCCCCAAATGGTAGTTGCCACATTGTCTACCAACGAAGGAATCTCAACAACGACAAGATCGGCATTTGAGCTGGTAGCAATTTCACACGCTGAGATGCCGGAAGTTGTATTGCCAGCCACATAGGCAAGGTCACACGTTCCACCGACAACGATGGTCAACGCTGCGGCGGTTTGCGCCTCAAAGATCACGTCATCTGCTGGATAGTAGAAGCAACACCACTCGGTATGAGTTGATGCACTGTCGTCATAATATCGTTGGCCGAGATCGGAAGGGTTAAACGGTCCAGTGGGAACGCCGCCTTCAAACTTGCCGAAGCCGACTGCTACGCCGAGAAAATCCTCGTCATTGGTTGCACCGGGAGCTGCAAGGCCGGATTCAAGGTTAATAGGGTCGCCAATAAAGATATCGGCACCATCTGCAACGCCGATAGCTCTGATAGCGGTATGGAGCGGCGCGCCGCTCAGGGTTTTAACGGCACGAAATCCGTTTGGTCTATCAATATTCGCCACGGTAAAATCTCCTTATCGGGAAATATCAATCTTCCCGGTTAAACCTTGTTGCTCTGCGGAGGGCTTCAAGGCTTCTTATTTTTTGTCAATCGCTTTTTGTTTCAGTAGTTGGTCGTCATCATAAAACTCTTTTGGAATCCTCATCAAGAACAGCCGGTCGTTACTATCGCCGGACGGTACAGAAACCCGGCTGTCTGTCTGTGATCCCCGCATAATGCCGGAGTCACCCACTTGCATATCCTCGGTTACGAAGTCATAACCGGCATCAATGTACCGCTGAAGGTTGGCAGGATTGCCCCGCACGTTCCGGTATTCAAAGTTTGCATCAAGGGAACTGCGGTCGATATTGAGCGGCCTGCGTTGCCCGATAGGGACGCGGTTCTTGATACGTGGCGCTGTCACTTTTTCAGCCGGTTCGTTGATAGGCTGTTCCATCCTTTCACCGCTCGATACCTGTTCTTCCGACACTGCAACTTCAACCTTCGGGGTAACTTTACGGGTCACAGTTCGCTTTGCTCTTGTGGTTTTCTTTGGCGGTGCCATTATTTCTTCCCTCCCAATTCGCCTATTTTGATAAGGCTCTTGATGTAGTCTGCGCTGGTCATGGTCCCGCTTTTGGTATAGTAATCATGTACCTTGCGCTGTTCTTCGTTGAGGTCGTTGCGGGAGTAGCCCTTACTGCCGCCACTTCCACCGGACCCGCCCGTTTCTACAGGAGGGGGAGTTTTACGCTTCTGATTCTCAAACTTCTCAGGGAAGCGTTGCCGCACTTCGTTATCCACATGAGCCAGCATATCGGAATCGGTACTGGAAGGGTTATCCCTTCGGTATTCCTCCGACACGACAGAGGCATAAGCGGTCATGGCCGCGTCTTTATTGAACCAGGTGCTATTGCTTGTCACCCATTGCTGAAGCTCGTCAGATATTTCCTGCTTCTTCGGGACTTCGGCGCGGATATCGTCGGCAACCTTTGCTATTTCATCGTCAATCTCATCTACTCGGTCTGCATCACCATCTTCAATCGCCTTTCTGCGCTCTTGTTTTAAGTCGGCTATGGCGCGGTCATAAGCGACCTTTTCAACCTTGCTAACATGCGCTGAAACAGCTTCAAGCATCTGCTCCAATGCCTTCGTCTTGTTGGATGCCCGGTCAAACCGCTCGGAAAGGATCTCGAAACGGCGTGCTACGAACTCTTCCGGTGCTACCCATTTGCCTTCTGGCCCCTCAAACTCATCCTTTGATTTGTGTCCGAGTTTCTTGGCGAGGCTGGCAAGGTGTGAATCCTGTTCAGTAGGTTCTGGTGTTTGTGTTTCTTCCTTATCTGTTAATGCGTCAACAATTACTGTTGATTCGTCTACAACTTCTGCCACTTCCGGCATGTTAGTTCCTTTCTTTATCCAATTATCTGCATACTGAGATACAATCTTCGTCGTTAATATATCGAAATTCCTCACCATTTTCGGTGAAGAGGGTTCCCGCGTATTTTACATAAAGGATTCTGTCGCCTACTTTCACAACGTCTTGACCATCAAAAGCACCTTCTCCGATGGCGACAACGGTTCCGGTCATTCCGGCTTTCTGCTCAAGGTTGGCGGCGCCCTGGGGAATGATGATCCCGCCTGCAGTCTTTTCCTCTACGGTGTCGGGCTTTACTTTCAAGCGGTATAAAACTGGCTGGAACATGGATATCCTTTCTTGAATCTTCATATATCTAAATACTTGGATTGAACCTTTTTTTAACACCCCCGATGTGGTCTAGGGGTTACTGCCAGCATTCGCTTACGGAATTATCAGGTGCCGTTCATGCCCCACGGCGAACAGGGTCTATTTCATTACCACGTTGCCTGTTTATCCGTTCAACCCTTGATTTACCCCTCAAGAATCTATCGGCGGCTGGGTTCGTTTATTTCTATGCCGCCCGTAAGCTTATGGAAACTGTGTTTCCCTGCTGGCCTTACTCCCTCGGTTCGGGGAATTTGTTTAGGCCACACCAGCGAGGCCAAAAAAAAGAGCCAAAGCAACTTGTTAAAGTTGACAATGGCTCTCTGATCCTGCTGGTGCTCTATTGTCCTACTATGCAATTGTTAAATAGCCACACTTGGAACACATAATTCTAATAACGCCCCGCTTGCCATTGAAAACATCAGAGTCAACCTCTGCCAGTTTCTTATTGCATTTCGGACAGCGTATATTTATCACAATATTACCTTTCATTAGCGTAAATAGTCAACAATTAAATTCACTACTCCACAATTTCAAGGTTGGCGAGGAAATCAAGCCCGTCGATAACCCCTTCTTTATGCGACGCTTTCAACAGCGTCAAATCCGCTGTCTCCCGAATCACCTTCGATTCCAGCCAGCTCTGCCGGTATTTCTCCAAGGCTTCCATTACCGCCAGTGTCACCGGGTCCATTCTCCACTCCTGCCATTCCTCCAAGGTTATCTTCCTGTCCATCGGCTGTTCCTTTCTGTTGTGTCTGGATTATTTGCTGAAGCCCCTGTATCTGCTGCATGGTTTCTTCGTGTACCTGTTGCGTCTGCTGCATGTAAAGTTCGATCTGTGGGCCAAGTTCCTTCGCTTCGGTATCGGCTACGTTCTTCAGCATCACCGTTTTGTTCACGTCAATGCGGCTGACGGCTTCAGCTTCCAGTATGTCGAGGCGGCGGGTTCCCTGCTCGGCCTTGATATTCATTTCCAGCATCTTCGGATCTTCCTGCTGTGGCACGTCAAGGAGTTTGTCTATTTCCTCGTTGGTGTACTTCAAGGCGGCAAGATACTGCCGTTGCTGCTCTTGCTGATTCAGCCCTTGGACAGAGAGGAGTGCTTGCGCCCGGATAAGCCGCTGAATGTCGGTAGCATTCGGGTCGGCAACAGGGGCAATATCAAGATCACCTTGTGCGTAGTCTTCCCTGGCAACCGACCTTCTTATATCTTGGAACATGAAATAACTCTGATCCTCAAGGTAGATAGAGTTGAGCCGGTAGAGCTTGCGGTATTCACTTTTCAGGCTGCGGAAGATCCGCTTATAGACGGATGAATACACTTTCAAGCCTTGCTCGATGAGGGCGAGGGTGGTAGTTGCCGGGGTGTTCGGCTGCCCTTCTCCCTGTAGCACCTGGGCCATTGAAGCAAGACCCTTCCCGGCTTCAACAAGGAAGCCTAAGAGTTTAAACAGGACGGCAGAGGGGGGAGTCTTCGGCAGAGGGATGATACCGTTCTTGATATCATGTCCCATTGCGTCAATCTGCTTCCATTCGTTCGGAGCAAGAGAGAATGTGCCACCCTTTACCCGGAAATTCTTGGAGATAAAGCCGTTTTGTGCGTTGTTCTGCGTTCCGGCATCAAGAAGTTGATTAATTACCGTGTTGATGGAAGCATTGAGGGGGCAAAGGATGGTTCCAAAGCCGAAATCGTAAAAATCACCGCTCGGATTGGGGATGAAGGAGTATTTCGTGTAGTATTGCACTGGTTTGATATGGGAAACTTCGCCCTTCACGTTGTAGCTGATGCTGTCTGCGTCATATCCTGCCGTGATTCTGGTAACTTGGCTGGAATCCTTGTGGACAATTACGATGTAGGGTTCTTCGTATCCGTCACCATCGAGGTCAAGGTAGCGGTGCTGCTCAAGAAAGAGGTGGGATGTCTGTGGATCGCTGTCGTTGATGGTGTAATTGATGGGCTTATCGACATACAGCCCTGCACGTTGACGCTCCACCACTTCATTCTCATAGAGCCAAACGTGCTCAGTCTTCCGGCGTACCGTGTCGAGGCTTCGGGCTTTCATATTGACTACCAAATCACCGGCTGACACATATTTGGACACGTTGCGGCCTAAAACGGGGTCGAAATAGGTCTTCTTGAAGGCTGTGCCGACAATCGGCAGAACCATTAGCAGCTTATCGGTGTCTTCTTCCCACTCCGTCATTTCCTCAAGTAGCTGAAAACTCATGTGCTGGCTGACACGTTCGGCACGTTCGCCCTTCATATTCTCCGGGTCGTAGCCAAGCACTCTGGCCTTGACAATATCCGTACCCTTGACAATATCCGGATAGGCTCTCGCGGCAAACTGGATAGCGGCATCAGTAATGAGAGGGTAAATCACATTGGCGCAATCGGGCCATGGAAAGGTCTTTGTCTCCACCAACTGACTAGCCAGCCGTAACGCCTCCTTACTCGTCTTCTCCCATTCCTGCCGGGAAGCAAGGTCAATCTCGTATTCCTGCACAACTTTTGCGCCAAGGGTGACAAGTTCCTCGTCGGAAAGCTCCCCGGCGATGTTCTCCATGTCCACCAGATTCAGTAGGTCTCGTTTCTTAACTGCCATCAGTAGCCTCCTATTCTGCTTCTGCCTCGTATGTCAACCACGTTTCCATGGTCTTCTTCTTCGTCATCGTCTGCCGCATAGCGCAAGAACGGGCAATCTCTAATCATATCGTAGCCATACGCCAGCATATCCAGTATATCGACATGGTAGAAAGGGAATTTGTCCATCTCTTCCTTCAGCTTTTCAATGAAGGCAATCGGTATCTCTGTGGAATAAAATATCTTTCCATTGCAGAGGGGGAGTTGCAGCGCCCCTTCTATTCTGCGATTCTTGTCACGCCCTGCCGGTTTTAAGTCAACGAGGTTACGGCTATCCTTCGACAGATACCGCCCCCTCGTCTTCAATGCCTCGGCAATATGAATCTCTGTGGTGGAAAGTGCCACCTTCTCAACGCCTAGTTGCATGATTAGCCCCTGCCGCAAGTACATCTGGACAATGGAGTTGATAGCCTGGGCATGGCCGAATTGCCCACATTCAAGATCGAGGATATAAATATCGCTGCCTTGGAGGTCTTCAAAACGAGGCTTCACGCCGATAACGCCGAACGACCACATATCGCCTGATGTCACGTTGATATCGTTATCCCCTGCCTGGTCAACCATCATCAGCTTGACGAGTCCTTGAGGGATAAACTTCGGCTCTATGGGATTCAGATAGTTGAAATTCAGCTTGATTTCTGAGTCAGGCGTAGGATTGCAGAGCTGTTGGCTATTGAAGGTTTTGTCAAGTTTAAAATCATCAAGGTCTTCCTGGGAGAGAAAAACCGGCTTGCCGTCTGCTTTGCCGTTATCGGTAGCCGGGACAATCCGGGTCTGATACATATAATCACCGTGGATATTCTTTTTATCCTTCAGATGGACGAGCAGACCGCAATGGGAATAGTAGGTGCCGATGATCCGCTCAATGCCGCCAGGGGAGCCAAGGTTCTTTGAATAGTCGAACATTTGAATAAGGTTCTGCAACTGTTCGGGGTTCTTGGCAAGGTCGGCGGTTTCAATATCGTCATAAATACGCCGGTCCCAGTGACCGCCAGTAGGCATACCCTCGATGATTCCGTATGTCTCAACCGTCTTTTCCTTGCGGGAGACAGACTTGCGCTTGACCATGATCCCGTTCTGAATCGACCACGAAGGGCTTTCACGCTCCGGGGATTCGTACAGGATATCAGGGAAGCATTGCGTCATCAGAGGCTTTTCAAGGGTGCGTTTGATTGCGGAAAGGAAGTCTTCTGCCTTGGGTTTCTTGTAGGAAAATATAACGTGGGTTTCTTCTGGATTGGTGACAATGCGCTTGATTGTCTCCGCTTGGGTCAACAAAAACGATTTGAGGTGTCCTCGCGCCCATACGTCAAGGGTCTTTGTCTGTGGACCTTCTTCCACCATCCGGCACATTTTCACGCCGAAGGGCTTATTGACAAGGGGATTCTCCATGACGAAATACGCCACGAAGAAAAGGTCGTCACGGATGATAGACCGGAACGCCGCACGCTGGTCAACCTTGCCCTGTGCTATGTCCCGGAAGATAGCCTCGTAATTATATTTGTAATGCGTGTCATGGATAGCCGGATCAAACTTGCTTTCACATGGCGCAATCTTCGGATGCGGCAAAAAATCGATCAACTAATTCTCCTGGCACCTGTTCGGATGCAAAGGAAGTGTTGAAACTAATCAACGGGGAGGGGAAAAACTAACTGTACCACTTCTCCATCCTAGCGAATAGTGTGGCACCTTCACCATACCCGTTCTCTCGGAGCAGTCTAATAATCAATAGGTCAGCTTCACTATGTGCGATGTCAACGTCATCGGGCCAATTAATTAATATTTCACGCAGTCCATTGGCAAAATCTTCTGGTGTCATCATTGCGCTTCCCTTTATATCTCATTCATGTAAGTAGCCGATATTTCGTCCGGGGTTATGCACAAATAGGTCAAAGTCTGCTTCTGGGATGAATGCCCGAATGCCTCCATCAACGTGGGGATGTCCACCCCGAACTGCACCCGCTGATGATAGCCCCAGGTCTTTCGCAAGGTATGGCTGGAATAATTACCATCAAGGCAGACCTTCTCGCACCATGACTTGACCAACCGGATAACACTCTCAACAGCCAGCTTGCCGCCATCTCTGTTCTGGAAAAGGGCTTGCTTGTCCTTGCCACCCAAAAGCGGCTGAACAGCCTCGTAAACGGCTTTGTTGATGGTGACGGCTCTTTTCTTCCCGGTCTTGCGCTCCGTTACCACCAACCTATCGCCAACTTTAAGCTTACGGAATTGCCCGATGGTTAAGGATACTAGGTCGGACGCCCGGAATGCTGTGTTGATGCCGATGACAAAAAGGGCATAATCCCTTGGGCGGTCTTTCAGTAATTCCTTGATCTCTGCAATCTTTGCCAAGGAGGTAATCGGCTCCGCTGCTGTCTGGTTCCCCTTCATGTTCATAACTGCTCCCTTCTGGTCAAGTCTTGTATAAAACCTTACATCAGAGAGGGGGAGTTGTCAAGTTATAAAGTGAAAGCTTACGAATCGTATTCCATCGTAGTAAGGGCTTGGTGCAATGCCCTCGCAAACAAATCAGTATCCTTCTCTCCCAATTCCAGACCAATAGCTTCTGATACCTGATGCGTAAGTTCATGGAAAAAGGATTGCTCACGTTTTACCCTCGTGGCTGGGTAAGCGTCACTGATCGGGACAAGCTTTATCTCTGCCTTGTGGAAATTGGCAGAACCCGCCCATTGGTGGTCGCATAATAGCCGAGGTTCATCGGACACTGTAGCCGTTTCGGCAAAAAGCTTGAAGCTGGATGGAATCTTAAATTCTGTCATGGTGTCCTTTCTGAAAACCCGTTTTTAAAAAGTTACATCCGGCCAAGAAGGGGGTATATATCTATCACGCTACCGAGGGCGAAGGGGGGGGTGGCCCCGGTTATACCCTACCCCCCCACCAATCCACCAGCGAAGGGGCATCGGAACAGGGTCAACTTTTACCCAATAGTTGACGCTGATAATAAAAACAACCAGTTATATTCACGCTGCCAGATATTTCCTAGGCAATGTCTATATGTTGTGGTGAAGTCATCGGTATCTGTCCAGGTCAACAGGGCTGATATCGGCGTTGAGGTTAAGGTTGACGTTCTGCCGGACTACTGGCTCCACTCGGTCATATACCATACCGATGATCGCCGCCTGATTGGTGAATGTCGGGGCTATCTTCTCGGTATAATTAACTATTTCACCGGCCTTGTTGACCTTCTGCTGCTCTATTTCCATCGGCGTACCCTTGAGAATATTGAGAGCCGCTTGATGTGCTAATTTGACTACACCAGGCCGTGAAAGGGCGTATTTACTGACTTTCCTTGTAAACCGGCTAAGATTTCCCGAATCCGGTATCCTACCAGTTGTCAACATTAACGCCTCTTTGGGGTCTACGCCATGTTCGATGACCAGTTTAGCCGCCTCCTGTGTTTTTGAGTAAAAACGTGGTTCTTTCTCCACCGTTTCTGCCTCGGTTATGACGGTTTCGGCGTTATCTGGCATGGTCCCCTTCTATCCACAATACGTGAGTTGGCCGGAT